CACGACTCGGCCAGACATTCTACCTGTCGTAGAATGCAAAGATGGATTTTCTATGAGCGTGCAGAATAGTCATTACCATTACAGTGGGCCATACACCGTTGAAATTGGTTTTCCGAGTTCAGCAGAACCGTTGATAGAAAGTTATGCTGAAAACAGTGGAAAATTGACAGGAACAGTTTATGGATGGGTTCCTATCGAAGTGGTGGATGAAGTGTGTGAAAAACACGGTGGTATAACAGGGCCAAAAGTACCATGAAATATAATTCATGAAATATAATTATTGTTCGAACTGGATGGGCCCAATAGATGCCGAATGGTGTCTATTAGAAAAGGGCCGAGAATGGACAGATAAGCATGGTGCTGAATGGTCGGGTGGTAGAATTGATATTCGAGGTGGTGATTCCGAAAACGAAAACTTTCATCCTCGTGGTTGGGAAATCCATCTTCCTGTGATGCAAACAGAAGATTGGAACGCATTAAGCGATTGGCTTTGGGACTTCAAGTCTGATGAATTGATTTTGGATTTAGACGAACTATTGACACGATACAACAAACCTATCAGATGGTTCGATTACAAAAACTAAATAATGCTCCGTGGGACGGCTAGTGTGGTCACCGCCCTTTCAAGGCGGTCAGATGGGGGCAGAACCCATACGGAGTACCACGTCTTATAAATAATAGTGAATCGCCACACACAATAGAAGGTTTGCATATGGACAAGACGACGAAAGAAATTTCGAAAGCATACATCTGAGAGAAAACGAATGCTTAATTTCCAACAATATCTCGAAGAAAAACTCATACTATATGGTCAGGGAAAGAGATATGGTCAAATAGTTTTCCTCGCAGGCGGTGCTGGCAGTGGAAAAGGTTTTGCAATAAAAAACTTTATGCAAGGTGAATTGTTCAAAATTCGTGATGTTGATGAATGGAAGACCGCATTAATGAAATTGGCAGACACACAAGGAAAATATCCAGAGATTAAAGGATTGAATCTGAAAAATCCTAAAGATGTTGCCAAAATACATCGTTTTGTGAAGGACATGGGAATAAAAGACAAGTCTCTTGATCTTCTACTTAGAGATGTCAATTCAGATAGACTCCCCAATATCATGTTCGATATTACGATGAAAGATGCAAGTGATATAGGAAACATTGTTCCTAAATTGACAAAGGCAGGATATGATGCTAAAAATATTCATCTCACATGGGTTTTGACAAATTATGCAATTGCGATTGTAAACAACAGAAATCGTAAAAGAGTTGTACCGGAAGACATCATGTTATCTTCTCACGAGGGAGCCGCAACGAATATGTACGATATTATCAAAGGAAAACTCCCAAAAGGATTGAATGGCGGAGTTAGGGTTGTTCTCAATAATAGAGATAACACCATTCCTTATGTCGATCCCGACACAAAGAAACCAATGAAAACATCTCAGGGAAATATCGTTGTCAAAGATTTCACCTACCTAACCTTCAAGGAAGAGGGAAAATCTGTCGGGCCAGAAATAGATATTAAACGACAACTTTTGGGTTGGATTGCGGCCAATGTTCCAAAGACCAAACTCACAAGAGACATGATGGGTTTTGATAAAAAAACTTGACATTCAGTACATTTCTGTGTTATAATATAAATGAAAGTGAGAAAGGAGTTTGATATGACATCGAAGACATTAAAAAATATGAGGAAAGAACTTTTGGATAAGTATTCGGGAAAACTTACTGGATATGAACATTTAAATGATGGTACAGGCGATTACGCAGAAAATGTACCAGAAGACGAAAACGATGTTTCGGAAGAAACTTTGGAAAAAACTTGACACCCTTGTCAGGATATGTTATAATATAAGTAAAGAGTGAGAAAGTAAACCTTTCAACAATAATTTATCATGAAATTCAAAGCGACCTCCCTAATAGAACAGAAATCTCTCCTTGCCAAATTGATGGCAGCAGAGAATATCACGGTCGAACACAAGAAAATCCCTACTGCGGCATTCGATGTGAAAAATCGTGTGTTATACCTACCTATCCTCAAATGGAAGCCTGGTTCTGAGGTCTATGACCTTTTTTGTGCTCACGAAGTTGGACACGCACTTTGGACTCCTGAAGATGGATGGCATTCTTCTATAAGTAAAAAAGGAAAGGGTTATAAATCTTTTCTGAACGTAATAGAAGATGCGAGAATCGAAAAGAAAATTAAGAGAAAGTTTGAAGGCGCTCGGAAATCGATGATCGAGGGGTATAAGAGTTTAATGAATGAAGATTTTTTCGGATTGAGAAAGATGGGGGTTGACCCCAACGATATTGGTCTGATTGATCGTATCAATTTATATACCAAAGCCGGAACTGCTTACGGAATCGAATTTTCCGATGAGGAAAAAGTTTGGGTCAATCGTGTCGAAAGAACCGAATCTTGGGAAGAAGTCGTTGAGGTTTGTGATGAACTTTATGATTGGTGCAAAGAAAACGAATCGGAAACCGATAACAGTTATGGTGAATTTGGTGAAGATTCCGAAGATGAATTTGGTGAATCTGAAGATTCAGAAGATAATTGGGAAAATGATCTTTCAGGTGCTTGTGATGAATTAGATCGTATAGCTGATGATTGTGAAGAAGATGAAGATGATTCTGAAGAAGATGGGCCTTCAAATTGTGGTGGTGAAGATTCTGCCGATTCGAACGAAGATGGTTCAGGAAAATCAAAAGAAGGAGAATCTTCTGATGAAGAAAATGAAAAAGAACCTTCCAAGGGAGCATCTTCTAATGGTTTTGAAGGTGGTGTCGGAGATGCTTTTGGTGATAGAGAAGATATGTCTGTGGGGGGCCCACGTTCCATTACTGATGAAGAATATCGTAAAAGAGAAGAAGAATTGACGGATATGGGGGAATATACAGAACTTCCTCTTTATTTAACTTTTCCGAAAATCAATACAGATGCACTTGTAATCGATTACAAGAAAGTTCTCGAAGAGTGTAACGGGTTTTATGCATCTCAAGATGGTGCGAAAACACATGGAATCGAACTTCTGAAAACGTTTAAGTCAACCAATGGTAAAATGATCAATTATATGGTCAAAGAGTTTGAGATGAAGAAAGCGGCAGATATTCATCGTCGTGCATATAATTCAAAAAAGGGAACTCTTGACATGAACAAGATTCATGCATATAAGTATAGTGAAAATCTGTTTCAGCAAATCACAAATTTGCCAGAAGGAAAGAATCACGGTATGGTTATGTTCATCGATTGGTCTGGTTCCATGTACAGTTACATGAAAGAAACTATCGAACAGTTGATTAACTTGACCATGTTCTGCTCGAAAGTTCAGATTCCTTTTGAAGTTTATGCTTTTTCTGACCACTATCGAGATTGGAAAGATGCGGAAAATGATTATCTTCGTGAACAACATAGGGATCGTCTTTATGATGAAACGGCCTTGGGGAAGAAAATTGCAGATTACAAAAAAAACAATATTGTAGTTTCAAAAAATCTTCGATTGATGAATATTTTTTCTTCACGAATGAGAAATCGGGAATTGAACAATGCATATCAAAATTTTCTTATGATTGCAGAAGGATTTGACAATAGTTATCGTAATTATTACAGTAGTGAATATCGTTATTATGGAACGCCTAGTAATTATACGCTTGGTGGAACTCCATTGAATGATACAATTGTTGTTGCAAAGTCTGTAATTGAAGAATTTAGAATGAAAACGAGATCTCAGATTGTCAATGCAGTATTTTTGACTGATGGTCAGAGTAACGGGAATAGACAATATTTGGACTCTAGCAATGTGGTTCAGAGATTTGATAAAAAATCGACCCATATTGATGATCCAGTAACTCGTATGAGAGTTTTTCCAGAGGAAGTTAAAAAACAAAATAATAGAATAACTTCACTTCTTTTACTTGCACTAAAACGGTCATTGGGAATCAATCTTCTTGGATTTTTTCTGACTTCTGGTTCTGGAAGAAGAAATGCTGGTAATTTGGGTTATGCAATGTCACGATACCCTACGGAAGAAGATAAGTCAAAGTTTCGCAAGGAAAAGTTCTTGATTGATACAGGAACGGTTTATGATGAACTATATATTATCAACACCAAAGGTCTTGAAATAGACGAAGTTGATCATATGGATTCGATTCAGGTGGGATCTTCTAAAGCAGTAATTCGAAGAGCGTTAAAGAAAAGCACCAAAGGAAAGTTGCAAAATCGCATCCTTCTTAACGCATTTATTAAAAAAGTTGCGTGAAAAAACTTGACATTACTGTCAGGATTTGATATAATATAATTATGGAAATGAGAAAAGATGACTTTTCTCTTAATGTGAACCCTCCTAATGGGGATTTGTTATGAGTAATTTGAGTGAAAAAAGAACCAAAATTGTTGAGAGTCTAGGAAAGATTTTCCCCAATCGTGAAGTCACCATGAAACAGTTGATGGGGTGGGCAGAAAATGAAGGTCTTTCTAAGTATGCACCATCGTTTATATGGAAAAATGAAAATAAAATACGAAGAGGTGTTTATCGCATTCCTGATATTGGTGTGCGAGGTACAAAAGTTGCATCGGTGCCCAAGGCAACGAAAGAAGATAATATGATTTCTATGGCGACTAATGTTATTGAATTTCCCACCGAATCTTATGTTCCTGCAAAAGTTTCCAATTACGTTAAGTTTGGTCATTACAATGATGTAAAGACCATCAAAAAATCTAAACAATTTTATCCTGTCTTCATTACTGGTCTTTCTGGAAACGGAAAAACCATGATGATCGAACAAGTTCATGCTGACTTGAAGAAAGAACTTTTTCGTGTGAATATTACTATCGAAACCGATGAAGATGACTTGATTGGTCACTATGCATTGATCGATGGTAGAACAGTTTGGCAAGACGGGCCCGTTGTTATGGCGATGGAACGTGGTGCAACTCTCCTTCTGGATGAAGTTGATCTTGCATCAAACAAGATCATGTGCCTACAACCTGTTCTGGAAGGAAATCCACTTCTGATTAAAAAAGAAGGAAGAATTATCCGTCCTAAGGCGGGATTTACAGTCATGGCGACTGCAAACACTAAGGGCAAAGGTTCAGAAGATGGTCGTTTTATTGGAACTAACATCTTGAACGAGGCCTTTCTTGAAAGATTTCCAATTACAGTTGAACAGGAATATCCTTCTGTTTCAGTTGAGAAGAAAATCATCAATAAGTTGATGTTTTCTCTTGGTTGTCTGGATGAGGATTTTACAGGAAAACTGGTTGATTGGGCAGACTTGATTCGCAAAACCTTTTATGATGGTGGAGTTGATGAGATAATCGCCACTCGCCGTCTGGTTCACATTGTTCATGCGTTTTCGATCTTCAAAGATAGAATGAAAGCGATTGCAATGTGTGTTGCAAGGTTTGATGACCAAACCAAAGACACTTTCATGGACTTGTATTCCAAGTTGGATGATAAAGTTTCGATGCCTTCCGATGAGACTGAAGCTGAAGAAGCTCACAGAATGTTGGATGAAGAAGACGAAGATTTCAAACCCTTCTAAAAAATAACATAGGGTGTTGTTTAAAAAAGCAACATCCTATTTTTATATTTACTAAAGTGAAAAAGATTTATTATGAACGAAAATAAGACTAACGAAGATTACGAATTAAATGCTAAGCGTCCTACCTATGAAGGTATTGTAAGTTTAGAATTTGATAAAGATTATCCTATTATAAATTTAATAAATAAGGATCTTATCAAAAGTGATGCAATCCATCAACTAAAGAAACCAAAGAATCGTGGTAGAGCGGCTGAAGTTCCTGCTAGTGTAATCAAACAATGGGAAAATTTACATACTAATAAGAAGTATGATGATTTTCATAATGAAGCTCCTATGGTTGATATAGATGAAGTATTAGGAGATTCGATTATTACTGGTTACAGTAAGACAAAGGGCAAAATTAGTAGCCTTCTAAAGAAAACTAGAAAAGATGGTACGGATAATGTGATTACAGAGAAAGATACCATTGGAGTATGGAAAGTTAAGTTTGGAACTTTCAAGGGAAAAACTGCAAATTATTGGATGGGTGTAGCTCAATCCAATGAAAATATTTCGATTGAAGATGATCCAGATTTTATCCAAAGTGCTAGAACTGTAGAAGATGTAGCTGGGTCAATCAAAGATCTTTTTGACAGTAAAGATTTTGTAATGACAGATAATCAAGGTGAGTCTTGGGAAGATGATTTAAATATTACAATGAAAAATTTAAAACTTGATTCAAAATCTACTTTTTACAAGAATGTCAAAGATTTATTTTTTGAACTGATTGACTTTTCAGACCAACAACTTCCTTTCTCTGGTGCAGCAACCAGTAGTGTGACAAATGCAGAGGGGGTTACTGTAACAATAGCGAGTGATGAAAAAAGGGCACTTGAAGAATACCAGAAAAATAATCCAGATGTATTAGTGGTTGAACATTTTGTATTAAATACAGGAGAAGGTGGTACAGCACACGCACTCATAGTTAAGGTATTAACAATTATTAGGGATCATGAATCAGATGACCATATTAATATAGATGTGATTTTAAAAGTAGGATCAGTATCAAGTAAAAACCAACTAGAAAAAGCAAGACCACATTGGAGAGATTGGTTTACTAACCCAAATAAAATGTTCATGAAACAACATAAGTTGTGGGGATCAGATATTGATTTAGATAAAATTACTTTTCGTGTTAAGTTTCGGTATGCAACGACAAAAGAAAGCGATTCTTTCTGGTTGGGCACAAAGAAATATGAGTTTGAAGGATGATTACTATTAAAGAAATACAAGATGGTTTGAATCACTTTAAAGGTGATGACCATAGAGCTTGGCATGCCTTTTGTCATTTTAATATGATAAAAGATATGTACAAAGATTTTGATCGTGAGACAAAAGTAGCAACTATGGAATTTTTCTATGATTGTGTTTTTAAGTGCAAAGAGATTGATACTTATTTTGTTACTGATGAAGTAACTGATTTGCCTAGAAAAGCAAGAGGGGGATATGGGGATCATACTAAAGATCATCCTTATACTGCAAGAATAGCCGGAAGAGCAATTTTAGAAGATAATCAATGGATATTAGATGATTGGTCTATATTTCACTCTGAATTTTTTAGATTGCCTGTAGTATTAGGGGTAATAAAAAAACAAAATGAAGATGTTAAAGTAGACTCCGATGGGTATGGTGGAATAATAGTAAAAGATATAACAGAAAATAGGTATAAAAAGAAAAATGGTTCATCTTATCTTTGGGAATATAACGATGGTAAAACAAGTTATCCAGTTACTAGATTTCCACTAAAACGTATAGATTGGTATCATGATTATGAAGAAAAAATGCATAAACAATGGAAAGACGCCGATTGTAATTTAGATACATATAAAAAGAATTTCCAAGTAAATGATTATGAACAACCCTGCATTTAGTGAAACTGTTCCAAACGAATTAAGAGAACTAGGATACGTTCCGCCAATTATCAAATCGTATGATAATAATGGCATAAATGTATGGTTAGATAGTCGTAGAAAAATTTATGATGTTCCGTTTTGGCAATTTACGATGGATGGTATTCAATGGATGGTTTTGGATGAAAGACATGGTTCTGCATCTCAATTCTATTCACATTACAAATTAGCCAAAGGTCATGTTATTTGTACAGGATTGGGATTTGGAACAAGAGAACAATGGTTGGCGTCCAAACCAGAAGTAACGAAAATAACAGTACTGGAAAAGTTCAAAGAAGTAATAGATTATCACAAGGACATCGGCACAAAATGGCACGACAAAATTGAAATTATTAATTGTGATGCAAACGACTTCAAGGGTAGTTGTGATTTTTTGTCAATCGATCATTATGAATATGATAATGTACTAAGAATTTTAGATAGTATAAAAACAGTATGTAATAATATTACTTGTGAAAGTGCATGGTTTTGGATGTTGGAGCCGTGGATTAGATTGGGATACATCACAGACAATACAGAAAATCCTACCATCATTCCAATGAAAATTCGTTATGGTGGAAAAGAAAATAACATCCTAGAAAATTATTCCAAAATAAAAACATATTTTGAACATGTGAATTTACCAAACCTTAACGAAGAACAATTAACCAAATTTATTGAGATGTACTAATTATGGAAGTAAAAATACCAGTAGAAGAATTGCGAGAAAAAAAGATAATGGTTTGTACGCCAATGTATGGTGGAATGTGTAGTGGAATGTATGCTAAATCTGCATCTGATCTTGCTACACTTGCAACCAAATATGAAATGGACTTAAAATATTTTTATCTATTCAACGAGTCCTTGATTCCCCGAGCAAGAAATTATTTGTGTGATGAATTTATGAGAAGTGATTATACACATCTCATGTTCATAGATGCAGATATTCATTTTGACCCAAATGATGTACTTACTTTGGCCGCATTGGACAAAGATATCATTGGTGGCCCCTATCCGAAAAAATGTATTGCATGGGAGAAAGTTCGTAATGCAGTTGATTCGGGTCTAGCGGATGAAGACCCCGAAATTTTAGCAGAATACACGGGTGATTATGTTTTCAATCCAGTAGAAAATACACACAAAATTCAAGTTGATGAACCAGTTGATGTCTTAGAAATAGGTACAGGTTTTATGATGATCAAAAAGCAAGTGTTTAATGATTTTCGTGAAGCATATCCTCAATTCAGTTATACACCAGATCATAATCGTTCAGAACATTTCAAAGGTGATAGAAACATTCATGCATACTTTGATACAGTGATTGACTCAAAGGAGTATCTAGGAGACATTGCAGGAGGTAGTAATCGATATTTAAGTGAAGATTATTTCTTCTGTCAATTTGTTCGACGTTTAGGATACAACATTTATCTTTGTCCTTGGATGAAATTGGGACATATGGGTTCTTATATATTTTCTGGTTCGATGACGAGTTTGGCAAATCTTGAATTTGCAGCTCATGGATTGGATACAGCAAAAGTAAGTGGACACACAAAACGAAAAAGGAATAAAAAGAGAGGTAAATGACTTGACATTTCCACAAAAAGTGATATAATAATATTATTAACTAAAACTGAAATAAGGAGAATAAAAATGAAAGTAAGTGAAAGAACAATCAATCTTTTGAAAAATTATGCAAACATCAATCAGAGTATAGAATTTCGAGAAGGAAACATTCTTAGGACTGTTTCTCCATTGAATACTATTCTGGCATCAGTAGAAATCGATGAGGAGTTGCCAAAAACCTTTCCAATATATGAACTGAGTCGGTTTCTTGGTACGTTATCATTGTTTAATGCTCCAGAATTGGATTTTACTGATAATGGTGTTATGATATCCGATTCTAAACACGAAGCAACATATCGTTATTGTGGGAGTAGTTCTATGTTTCAAACACCGCCCGAGAAAGACATATCATTTCCAGAACCAGAAGTTGAATTTCAACTGACACAAGATGTCTTCAAAAAAACCATCAACGCAGCAAATACGTTGGGTCTTCCAGAAGTGATTGTCGAAGGTGACGGAACAGAAATAAGATTGTTGGTGTCTGATACAGGTAATGTATCATCAGATAATTTTTCAACTGGTGTCGGCCCTACGGATAAAACGTTCCGTATGATTTTCAAGACGGAAAACTTGAATAAATTGATGGAAGGGGAGTATGATGTGGCGTTGTCCTCTAAAAGAATTTCAAGATTTCAAAGGACAACTGACACTCTTCTTTACTTTATTGCTTTGGAGCAGAACTCAACTTTTGAGGAATAGATCTTTTCTTTTTTCCACACCAAACGTATAGTAAATGATGATATTTGATATGAGAGAATTACAATGACTGACAAACTTTTGTGGGTCGAAAATTATAGACCTAAAACCATCGATGAATGTATACTTTCCGAAACAATTAAGGGAACTTTATCAGACCTTGTAAAAGATGAAAAGGTTCCTAATCTTATGTTTACAGGCCCGTCAGGAGTTGGTAAGACAACTGCGGCACGAGCACTTTGTGAACAAACAAATAGCGATTATCTAATTATTAATGGTTCAGATGAGGGTCGAATGATCGATACCCTGCGAACCAAGTTGACTCAATTTTGTTCTACAATTTCCTTTGGGGGTGGTAGGAAGGTTGTGATTATAGATGAAGCGGATTATATGAATCCCGATTCTGTACAACCAGCCATGAGAAACTTCATTGAGAAGTTTGCAGAAAATTGTTCGTTTATCTTCACTTGTAATTATAAAAATCGAATTATAGACCCGATCCATTCACGATGTGCAGTTGTGGATTTTGTGTCGAGCAAAGAAGAAAAACCACATATCGCAGCCCAGTTCATGGAACGGTGTGTGTCTATGTTAAAAACAGAAAATGTAACTCACGATAAGAAAGTAATCGTAGAATTGATCAATAAACATTTTCCAGATTTTCGAAGAGTGATAAATGAATTGCAACGATATGGTACTTCGGGAGATATCGATTCAGGCATCCTTGCGAATATAGGAGAATTGAATCTCGATCAATTGATTTCTGCTTTACGAGAAAAGAATTTTCAGAAAATGCGCCAATGGATTTCCTCGAATGTGGACAATGATCCTACATCGGTTTATCGTAAAATTTATGACAAATTGTATGGGGTAGTAGAAAAATCTTCTATACCTTCGGCAGTATTGATTATTGCAGACTATCAATACAAATCTGCTTTTGTTGCAGATCAAGAAATAAATCTTGTTGCTTGTTTGGTTGAATTGATGGCTGAATGTGAGTTCGTATCATGAAAAACCCAACACTATTTGACGAATATGGTAAAGTTCCAATATTTGGTAAACGCATTTTACATGTTGCCTCACCTGTCCGATGGAAAGGAAGTAAGTATGAAGTAGAGCGTTGTTCTAACTGGAAAGTAATGATGGATACGGTGAATTTTTTACCAATGTGTCATCACTATATTATGATTCCAGAACGGAACACACTTACTTCTTCTAACGAACTTTATTCGATGGATAACGTAACGATAATTCCGTTTCCTTATCCACAATCAGTAATGCAGAATCGTGCTAATTTTGATGGTAAAACATTTTGTAGAATCTTTTCTGGTAGACAAAAAGTAGAATTTCGCCCTGGTGAATTTATTACATTACAGACTTCTTCGATTGATATTGATTTTGTATTTTGTCATCAACCAGAAATTCTTACAAATGTTCTTTGGAATTTGTTGTCACTTCGTTATGGAATGAACAATACAGATTCCATGTGTTTTTTCCATTGGGTTGATTGTGCTGCATCAAGTCCTGCACCAGCGTTTCCTCCTACATTTTTTAGACAATTTGAGGCCATAGATCGGTGCAGTAAAATCTTTTTTCATTCTGATATGAGTTTGAAATATCTCATATCAAATTTTGGAGGAAAGAAACCCCATGTTATTACACCAGATATAACGGAATTGGAGAAAAAGATTTCCAAGATGCCACTTAAAGCAAAACCTCTTCCACAAACAAATGGTGAATATTGGAGTCCACCAGTCGGGAAGAAAATCATTGCATTCAATCATAGATGGAATGAAACAACTGGTGCAAGACAACTCCATAAAATGATGGAGGGATTGCCCGAAGAATACCAAGTTTTGGTTACAGATGAAAAAGTCAAGAAACCATTATCTGGTTATTCTCCGGTTGATGGAGGTGGAAAATTGGAGGAATTAGAAGAAAATTGTTATGATTCTGTGTATGAACCAGGCCGGTTTAAGTATGCTTATGAAGGTATTCCTAAATCACGACTTGGTTCTTTGGAATTATATTCTGATTTTCTTCGGGGTTCTTATGCATCGGTTGCATGGATTAAAGGATATGCAACTTGGAATTTGTCGGTACAAGATCCGATTTTAGTAGGAACGCCAACTTTAGTTTATGATACACCTATGATGAGAGAAGTTCTTGGTGATAATTATCCATTTTATTTTAAGACAAAAGACGAATTTCAAAGAATGATTCAAAATATGCCGAGTAATTTTTCTCATTCTGTGCCGGAACATGATTATACGTTTCGTGATAATTTAGTAACGGCCATGATGAGTAGTTGGCAACATACTAAAATGAATAAAGAAGGTTCATTTTGTAAGCCATGGTTATATTTTATTTTGAATGGATTGGAATATAAGAAGGATTTTTTGTATCAAACACATCCGATTATGGTGGATGCACAAGGTGGAAATTCTTGGGAAACAATTCGTAGATGGTGTTTACAATTTGGATTAAAAGATGATCCAACTTCTCGCCATACTCGTTTGTTTATTCCAAATGAGAACATGAAGAACAAAGTGGAAAAATATTTAGAAGGATTTGATGGTTCTGAATATTCCATGAAAGAACATGAAGAATTTCATAGTGAATTAAATAAAAGTAATGTAAGATCAACTTTATCGAAGTTTATGTCATGAGCCCATTTGATTTTGTAAAACAGATTAATCATGGTAAGATAAATCTGATAGATGAAACTCCTGAATTAGAAAGGGAGTATAAACAATTCATTATAAATCGTGCATTGAGTTTTAATCACGATACAGTCCTTTATGCAAACGAAATGAACGTTCTAAACCACCTAGATGCGAAACTTCAATTCGACTTTTTTCTTTATTCGATAAGGAAGAAAAAGAGATGGGGCAAATGGTTGAAACGTGAAAATAATGAAGTTCTCGAATCGATCAAAGAATATTATAAGTGCAGTTATACGAAAGCGAGAGATTATGTCACACTACTCAACGATGAAGAAATAGAATCTATAAAACTACAGTTGAATACTGGTGGAATAACGAAATAATGCATCTTTGTTTGTAGAATGTTTAGAAACTAGAAACTCCTAAATACAATAAACAGTTAAAAATATTGTAATTGAGGTTACGAAAAAATGAACGAAAACATAATCCAAGCGATGATTGAAGTAACACTAAAAGAACCCGATGATTTCTTGAAGGTAAGAGAAACCCTTACACGAATAGGGATTGCATCACGTAAAGAAAAAACCATATTTCAGTCGTGCCATATTCTACACAAGCAGGGAAAATATTATATTTTACATTTTAAAGAGTTGTTTGCATTAGATGGCAAGACAACCAATTTTTCAGAAAACGATGAGGCAAGACGGAATACGGTTGCCAATCTTCTCGCAGAATGGGAATTGATTTCTCTTGTTGAACCAGATAAATCAGCAGACCCTACAGTACCATTGAGCCAGTTAAAAATCCTGTCCTTCAAAGAAAAGGATGAATGGGAATTAACTCCAAAATATAATATTGGGAATAAAAGAGATTCCGATGAGAATGACAAGTGATTTACTATTTTATAAATTATTTTCAAGTGTAAAAGACCCCAAACGAGCTACAAGCGGTTCCGCATGTTTTGACTTGTATTCTTTTTTGCCAGACAACTCAGCGGTTTCGGTTTACATAACCCATCCCGAAGAGTTGGAAATAAGAAATAGATTGGTACAAAATGAAGGAATACAAGTTAATCCTAATGAACGGATTTTAATACCCACTGGACTTATTTTTGATATTCCTGTTGGACATTCTATGAGACTACATCCAAGATCAGGCCTTGCATTAAAACAAGGTCTGACTCTAGCGAACAACACGGGCATAATTGATTCGGATTATGTCGAACAGGTTTTTGTGATGATAACCAATATCAGTGGAGCAACGCAATACGTGAAACACAATGAACGTATTTGTCAGGGTGAATTGTTTAAAGATGAAATATGTATTTTAGAAGAAATAAGTGAACCGCCTGAAAGAAAAACTGATAGAGATGGAGGATTTGGTTCAACAGGAAAGGAATAATCTTGGCATATATCTTGCACAAATGGACAGTTGCTACAGTTCAAGTAGTATATTACATTCCAGATTATTTACATATTGTGAATGAATTTGTGTGGCAGACAGAAGACCAAATACCAGAATTTCCACGTATAACTAAGTTTTTAAATTATTGGGACAAGAACATTGACGGCCCAATCAAAGAAGTATATATCTATGATCAAGGCCAAAGTGAGGTCAGATTAGTAGACAGAAAATTTAAGCTCAATTAAAACTTGACAATGTTACTAAAATTTGTTATAATGACATATACCTTAATGAGAATTGAAAAAATATGTATAAAACTGGTCAAATAGATGTATTCGGTAATGATATTGTTACCGATGAGTATCATAGTGGAAAAGAATTTGAAAAACATATAGCAACTATATTAAGAAAATATGATGGATGTGAAATATCAGAACAAGTAACTATTGGTAATAAGTTTAGAAATCATAAACATATAGTAGATATTTTAGTTAATTCAAAAATAATTGTTTCTGTGAAATTACAAAATACAGGTGGTACAACTGAAGAAAAGGTTGGATATGAAATGTGGACATTGAAAGAAAAAATTCTCTCTAGACTTTATACAAAAGCATTTATAATTTGTGGCGGGCCTGGATGGACTATTTTTGAAAATTTATTAAAAATGTCTAAGGATTATCCAGAAGTAACATTAATTCGATATGAGGATGATAAAACTTTATCATTTATAAAAAATGAAATTTGAATTTGAAGTAATAGAAATAGATAAAACTCTCGCTACAAATTTTGTTCAGAAATATCATTACTCACCAGTAATGCCCGCCATAACAAAGCACTATCTTGGTTTTTTTTTGAATGGTGAATTGAAGGGAGCCTTGACATTGGGATGGGGCACTAAACCAAGACATACTTTCAATAAGATGTTTCCGAATGTTGGGATTTTAGAAAAAAAAGATGAAAATTTTATACATGATATAAACGATTGGTATTATGAGATCGGAAAGATGTGTTTGACAATAGACCTCAATGATACTAAAGGCGCTGGAAGTCAGATGGTTTCTTCTACTATTAAGTGGTTGAAAAACAACACAACGTGTCAATTCCTCTATACAATGGCAGATGGTATTATGGGCAAGTGCGGATTTGTTTATCAAGCATCAAACTTTTATTACGGAGAGCAATATTTTACTTCAGTATATTTGATGGAGAACGGAGAAAAATTACATCCACGAACATCAAAAGAATTGTGTAAAGAAAATGCTGAATTTTCTGGTAAAGAAAGAGTATTCTGGATGACTACTGATTTTATGGAACACAAGGGTATCAAACGAATCAATGGTCTAATGTTTCGTTATCTTTATCCATTGAATAAGAAAGCTAAAAGAATGATGTTGAGAGAATCATCAATGAATTGGGATAAAAATTATCCAAAAAGTAAACAATTGGAATGGGTTGATGTTACAGATATGAAGAATAAAAAAACTCTAAAAGAATGCCCACCATTTACGTTTGAGAGTGCTAAATACAATAAGAAAATTCCATCAACCCTTGATAAATTTTACAATTGATATAATTGCGAGTAGTTATTAGAACGCTTTGGAATTCCATTCTGAAGAGGTTGGTGCGAAGCCAACTGCTCGCTCCAACAGAGAATAGAATGCATAATGTTAAATATAAATTTAAAGATGGTATAGAAGAACCAAAACATTATTATGGTTATGTGTATGAAGTTAAAATTCATAGTGGTAAGTTAAGACATAAGTATGGTGGTGGAAAAGAAGGAGAACTTGCAATTCGTGATGAGTATTATGGTAGTGTAGTAACTCATCTAGAAGAATATGAACGAGATTTTTATAATAATAAGGTAACAATAACAATAATAATGTTTTTAACAAAGTGCAAAGATGACATTTGGCGTGCTGAAAATAGACATTTACTTGCGGTAAATGCAAAAGAAAATTTAGAATATTTTAATGAAACAAATGGAGGTTCAAAAGTGAATAAAAAAGATGATGCTGTATTAGAATTATTGAATAAAATTGATAGAGTTGGTAAAGGAGAAAATGTAGATGGTATTACAATTATAGATTCAAATGCGGAGTATATAGCATTTTTAGATTATTATCAACCAAGGCCTGGAGGATTTGTTCCTGGCCAAAAAAGAAAGATTGCTAAGAAAATTGATGAATTTGGTGATGAAGAACTAAAAAAAGTTTTGCCCGTTCCAACTCTTAAAGATTATAATGGTAAAAAGAAACATAAAAGAATAGGTCATTCTCATATATTGGGTGCGTTAGCATTAACAAAAAAATATAAAAATAATTTGAGTGATGCTTCAATGAAATTAATGTTAATTGATAAAAAATTGTGGACAATGAAAGGGAAACCTTTTACAGAACTTCAAATTGAAGAACTTAGTGGAGGTTTAAATCCAGAAGAAACAGTACTTTCTACTCCAACTGGACATGACCATTATGTTAAACTCGCAATATCAAGATTAAAAGAAGATAAAATTGAAATAAATTCTGATGCTAACTTTTTTCATTTTAAAGCTTTGGGTAAATTTCATGGGCACACGGTCAGGGCAATATTAAAAAAGGCTACACAGATTAATGATGAAGAAAAATCAATAGGAAAGGGGAGAATAAAAAATGGTTGGAGTGAAGAAGATAGATTGATTCAAAAGAAGAATGATTACATAAGTCAAAATACAACAGATAATTATAAGGTTTTATCTTTTAAAAGCGATCAAGAAAGGTTGATAAAACAAAATCTTTGGGATTTTCTTGTACTCGAAAAGCCTGAAGAAGATATGACATTTGAAACCTTGATTGAGCATCCAGATAGGACATCAAAGAAAGGATGGAGTAAAGTACAAGTAGAGTTAGAAAAATCTATCCTTTTTTATACAGAAGCGATTGAAGAAAAGTATGGGGCAAGAATAGAAGTAAAATTTAAAGTCCTTGATTATGATAGAAAGTATACAAGTAAATTTGATTCTATTAATGATGTTAATATATAAATAAAAATGAAAAGACCTAAATATAAATTGATAGTGAAAGATGCAGGAAGTTATGCAGAAGATTCACTACTGAAACTGTATTTTACAGTTTTAAGACATCGCTTTCATCACCTATGTAATGGTGATGGATGGCGAGACTGAGGCTGACCATAGTGGTAGTCTCACAACCAATCTCAAGTCCTGTGCTATGGATTGAGATTTCTTCAACACCAACCTTGCTTTATAAGGAGGAATTATGGTATCATTAGCACCACATTCACAATTTACTGCAAACGATTTAGAAAAATTCATGGGATTGTCCATTGGATTTGATTCTATGTTTAATCGTCTTGCAAATTTTCCACAACAACCGGAAGGTGGGGCATATCCCCCCTACAATATCCGAAAAAAAGATGACTTCAATTTTGTCATCGAAATTGCCCTTGCTGGGTTTTCGGAAAAAGATGTTGAAGTGGAACTTACGGAAAATGTTCTTCATATTCGCTCATTGGGTGAAAAAGGAAAACAAAATCTGGATACACCAGATTACGTCCATAGAGGAATTGCGAATCGCTCTTTCTCTCGTAAGTTTACTCTGGCCGATGACATTGTTGTTAGAGGTGCAGAGTTTCAGAATGGTCTTCTTAACATCACTTTGGAAAGAGTAATTCCAGATGAAAAGAAACCACGTATAATTTCGATCACCAATCCAAATGTGATTGAACATAAAAAGAAGTAAGTACACCTCTTCCCCCCACTAATATATACTTTGGTGGGGGGTTTTTTATTTTTTAATTGTTTGCAGGAGAAAAATCATGTTACCATTGGCTGGACTATTATTTAATGTTATATCGGGTCTCGTTATTGACAAGGCGCAGAATTTGGCAAAAGAACATGTTGAAAAAATGATCAACGATGTTCTTCCAGATGAAGCCAAGGATGAGTTAGAAAATATAATTGCAGGTGACATAGAACACCCATTTGAAAGCATAAAGGACGCTTTATCAGGTGCCGCAGAGGGGAAATTACCCATACCTTTCAAGGATGGAAAATTTCTTCCTATTGAAGTCGGGTTTAAGGTGAGGTTCGATCCCAACACGAAAGAAGTTAAAATTATACAAGGATAATTATGTATTTGACGAAAAATTTTTCATATTTAGAAATGATAAAAAGTTCAACCGCTCAACGTCTCAATGTTTCAAATGAACCAACAGTTGAACATGTGATCGGTTTGGTCAACCTTTGTAATCATATTTTACAACCAGTGAGAGAAGAATTTGGCCCGATTCGTATCAATAGTGGTTATCGTTCCCCTACATTGAACGCTAAAGTGGGTGGGTCGAAATCTAGTCAACATTGTAACGGTGAGGCGGCCGACTTCGAGTCTTCTAAAATCTCCAATCCAAAACTTGCAGCGTGGATTGCTGCAAATTTAGATTTCGACCAACTCATTCTGGAATTTTATGATGGCAAAGATCCCCACAGTGGCTGGATACATTGTTCTTATAAAAAGGATGGTAGTAATCGTGGAAAAACAATGACCGCTTTGAGAATTGGGGGAAAGACACAATATAAAAATGGTCTACTTTCGTGAGAATTGAGTTGACAAACACATTGTAGTGTGATATAATAAGATATACAAATTAAATGTTGATTGAGTTGAATTTTATGATTTTGATATAAAAAAATATATGAGTTTTTATACAAATGTGCATCGACTAGGGAATAACATTTTATTCCGTGGTATTTCCGACGATGGTGAAAGATTTAGAGATCGTGTAGAGTATAAACCCACACTCTATGTTCCTACCAAAGAAAAAACTAAATTTCGGACTCTTGAAGATAAACCAGTTGGAGAAATCCGACCAGGCAACATGAAAGAGTGTGGAGACTTTATTCGCAAGTATAGGGGGATCGACAACTTCGACATTTACGGTAACGATAAGTTTGAGTTTTCTTTTATTGCAGAATACTTTCCAGAAGAACATATTGATTATGATTTTTCACTAATTCGTATTGCATATCTTGATATAGAAACTGGATCAGAACATGGATTTCCAAATATCGAAACTGCAAACGAAGAAGTAACTGCTATCACAATTAAAGTGGATGAGAAGTGTTATGTTTTCGGTAGAGGAGAATTCGTTCATGATAGAGAAAATGTTTTCTATTTTCGTTTTGATAGTGAGGAGGCCCTTCTACGGAAGTTCTTCGAAATATGGGATAGAGAGTCGCCAGATATCGTTACAGGGTGGAACATAGAAACATTCGATATTCCGTATCTTGTCAATCGTGCAAAAAGATTGTTTAAGGACAAGAACAATCCTTACCGTTTACTTTCGCCTTGGAAAAAGGTTAGAGAATGTATGATCTTTGGGATGGGTGGTCGGGAACTTCAGTCCTACCAAATAGCGGGAGTAGAAACTCTTGATTATTTATCGATGTATCGTAAATTTACTTATACTAATCAAGAGTCATATCGACTCGATCACATTGCATTTGTGGAATTGGGAGAACGTAAACTTGATTATTCTGAACAGGGTTCTCTCCATCTTCTTTATAAAAACGATTATCAGAAGTTCCTCACATACAATATTAAAGATGTGGAACTGGTCGAAGAGTTAGAGAGCAAATTGAAATTGCTTGAAATGTTAGTTGCACTTGCATATCTCTGCAAGGTGAATTATGGTAACACATTCGGCCAAGTTCGGATGTGGGATACATTAATTTTCAACAATCTTCTCAGGAAAAACATTGTTATTCCACCAAAGAAACATTCGAGCAAATCCACACAGTTTGAAGGTGCGTATGTGAAAGAACCTATTCTCGGAGCCCACGAATGGGTAGTGAATTTCGATTTGAACTCTCTATATCCTCATTTGATAATGGAATATACGATTTCCCCCGAAAACCTAATCGGCGATAGTGAAATCTATAATAGAATGAGAGAACTGGAAAGTGCCTTGTAATATGTTATATCCCCACTTCGTTGTTTTTATAAATAACTATATGAGGATACAACTATTAAAAGGGGTAATATGTCAGCAAACAAATACATACCAAATCCATTCAACAATACAAAATATGTACACATATCAAAAGAGAAATTATTGGAATTATATGTCAATCAGAATATGAGAAGATACGAAATAGCAGATATGTTTGGTGTCGCAGATGTGACAATAAAAAAGAAATTACAAAATTTTGGAATAAAAAAATCATTCGAAGCGGAATGTAAAAACAAAGAAAGAAAGGTGACCAAGCAATGTTTAGAATGTGGCGGTGATTTTATAGTTGTTCCATTTAGGTCTCATGGTAAATGGGAAATAAAATATTGTTGTCATAGTTGTTCAGCAAAAGCCCGAGATTTAGGTAAAAAACATCGAACAAAAATGAGAACAATGAGATCCGCTAAAAGAAGAGCTTGGATGAAAGATGCACAATGTGAATTGACAACAGAAGAGGAAAATGTGATAGAGCAATTGTATCTCAAATGTCCAGATGGATATGAGATAGACCATATTATACCAATATCAAAGGGTGGTTTACATCATCCAGACAATTTACAATATTTGACAATGGTGGAAAATCGTTCTAAACGAGATAAGATTATATGAACAAGTTTAGAAATATAAAAGATCTGTCAAGGGAAGACATAAAACAAGAACTAGCAGATTGGGTTTATCTTCTTGAGAAGAAACAAACTTTGTCTGCTGTTCAGTTAGTCAATAAAGAGATTGACCTTTCTTCACTGAAACGACTGAATTGCACGATGTCCCCAAATGGAGCAATATTTAGTTGTGATAAACAAGGTTTTCTTCCAGAGATGATGCAAGACATTTATAATGATCGGGTAAAGTATAAGAAAAAGATGATTGCGACCAAGAAAAAGTTGCAGAAGGAAAAGGATGGAGACAAGAGAGTAGAATTGTATAAACTGATTTCTAAGTATCATAATATGCAGAACAATCTAAAGACTACGCTCAACTCCGCTTTTGGTGCAATGGGGAACGAACACTTTAGATATTTTGACCAACGAATTGCCGAAGCCGTTACAACATCTGGACAACTTTCAATTAAATGGATTGAAAAAGAAATCAATCGATATTTGAACGAAGTACTTAAACCAGAAAAAGAAAAAGATTATGTCGTGGCAGTTGATACAGATTCAGTTTATATTTGCATGGATGATTTGGTAAAAAAAGTCTATGGAGATACGATTGATGATAAAAATAAAGTAGTTGATTTTTTAGATAAGGTTTGTTCTGAACAAATGGAAAAAATCATAGATGCTTCTTATCAGAAACTTGCTGATTATGTAAATGCATACGATCAAAAGATGGTCATGAAACGTGAAAACATTGCAGACAAGGCCCTATGGACTGCAAAAAAACGTTATATCATGAATGTATATGATGCAGAGGGTGTTCGATATGAAACCCCACAACTCAAGGTTATGGGAATCGAATCAGTTCGATCCTCTACTCCTGCGGCGTGCAAAGAAAAAATGAAAGGCATTTTTAATATCATCATGAATGGCACAGAAGAAGAGGTGATAAATTATATTGATGAGTTTAGGGAAGAGTTTCGGGCATTAAAAGCAGAGGATATATTTTTTCCTCGCTCGGTTCGTGGGATAACAAAATATCACGATGCATCTCAATTGTATATTAAAGGCACTCCTGTTCATGTGAAGGGGGCGTTACTTTACAACAAACTACTCAAAGACAAGAAACTGACAAATGATTATCCATTAATACAAGATGGTGAAAAAATAAAGTTTGCATATCTCAAAAAACCAAATACGGTTGGTGGAGAAGTTATTGCAATAATGAATAGGTTACCACCTGAGTTAGAGTTGGAACAATATATCGACTATGATAAAATGTTTCAAAAATCGTTCATCGATCCTATGTCGACAGTGTTGTCTGCTATAGGTTGGCAGACTGAATACATATCAACACTTGAAGATTTTTTCGGATGAATGTAACTGAACACAAAAATATAGAAAATGTTATACGATATTTTTTATTATTTCTTCCACCAAGAGGAAGAAGATCTATATTGGATATTGGTTCTGGTGTAAATTGTCCATATAAGGGTGTTCTGAAAGGGAGACTTGGTATTGGGGGAGAGTATCGAGCGTTAGATATTCGTGGTGCGCCTCCAAAAGTAGATCATGTAATGGATTTAACAAAAGGTTCTCATTTTGAAGATAATCATTGGGAATGGGGATGGTGTAGTGAAGTTATAGAACATATTGATCCAGATAAGAAAAAAATATTTGTAAATGAGGCAATAAGGATATGTGAAAATATTGTTTTTACGTTTCCAACTCCTAAACTCAAAGAAGTTTTTTATGACGATCCTGGCCACACAGAGGTTAAAATTAATTTTGAGGAAGAGTATTCTCATTCTTATCAAATTACAGACAAAACAACTAAAACTGGTCGAGCGATTATTATTATGAATAAATTATTTGATGGAAATGTTGTTGTTCGGCCTGCATATAATGATGGATCGGATTTAAATATACATTGGAGATGACCTTCCAACCGCCCCAGTTTTTAGATGGTTTATAATCAGAAACATCGACAGTTTCGCAGAATTCTATGAGTTCTTGTTCGTATGGGAAATAAGTAATAGTAGACATGATAACCTCCTTCTTAGGTCGTTGCGTTTTGTATTTATAAAATAAATGAAAGGAGAAAAATGACAGATGAAGAAAATGGACAAAGATCACAGAGCACAGAAAGTCCCGATACAGAATTGTTTCAGAAAGGATTTCATGTGTTTATGGGGGATGTAACAATGGAATCAATGAATCCAATAATTAATTGGATTATTGCAGCCAATTTTGCTAAAGAAAAACAACACAAAGAGTTGACTTTGGGGATCTGTTCGCCAGGAGGAGATTTGAATGCTTGTTTTGCGTTACTCGATGTAATGATGGGATCTAAAATTCCGATACGTACAATTGGAATGGGAATGATTGCATCGTGTGGTCTTTTGATGTTCATAACTGGCACAAAAGGGAAAAGAATTCTCACACCAAACACTTCGATTTTATCCCATCAATTTTCTTGGGGTAGTTGGGGAAAGGAACATGAGCTATTTGCCCGTGTTAAAGAATTTGATTTGACCACAACACGGTTGATGAACCATTATAAAAAATGCACTAACTTAAAGGAAAAAGAAATTCGGGAAAAACTTATGCCTGCACATGATGTATGGTTAGATGCAAAAGAGGCCAAGAAATTGAGTCTTTGTGATGAAGTGCAAGACATGAAAATGAAATGAAAGGAACTAAATTATGAGTAATTATTTTAAAGACCTTGCCAAGTCGGCAGGAAATGAATATGGAATGTTGGTTGATGATGGTATTTTTGGTGGAGATGTGTCGCAATATATTGATACTGGTTCTTATGTATTCAATGCGTTACTGTCAGGTTCTATTTATGGCGGACTTCCTGCAAACAAAATAACTGCAATTGCTGGAGAATCGGCCACTGGCAAAACATTTTTCGCTCTAGGGTTAGTCAAACATTTTCTTGACATGAATCCTACTGGTGGGTGTATTTACTTTGAATCCGAATCTGCCTTGACCAGTGAAATGCTCAAAGAACGGGGGATTGATACGACAAGAGTATTTCATATGCCTGTTGCAACAGTCGAGGAGTTTCGATATCAAGCAGTCAAGATTTTAGAAAAACATGGCGAGATAAACGAGTCGGAAAGACCACCATTGATGATGTGTCTAGACTCTTTGGGAATGTTGTCAACCACAAAAGAAATGACAGATATATCTAGTGATTCTGGTAAAAGGGACATGACAAAGGCACAGGTAATCAAAGGTGCATTTCGTGTACTCACACTGATGCTCGCAAAAGTGAATGTTCCATTTATAGTTACCAATCACGTATATGAAAAAATAGGTTCACTTTACCCGACTAAGGTTATGGGAGGGGGAACCGCCGTGCAATATGCCGCCTCTTCGATTGTATTCCTGTCAAAACGAAAAGAAAAAGAAGGAACTGAAGTGATTGGAAATGTCATTCATTGTAAGATGCAAAAATCACGATTGACAAAAGAGAACAAAATGGTTGATGTTCTATTAACATATCGTGATGGACTGCATAAGTATTACGGTCTTCTCGAAATGGCAGAGGCTGCAGGGATATTTAAGAAAGTAACTACACGATACGAACTTCCAGATGGTTCGAAATTATTTGGAAAACAAATCCTCAAAGATCCAGAGAAATATTTTACAGAGGATATACTGAATCAACTTGACAATTATGCAAAAATAGAGTATACTTATGGAAGAACAAATGGAGATGTCGCCGGAACAGATCAAGAAGTATTACAACAGAGTTCCTGACCCAGACGAAAAGGAACGTCTTTGTGTCAGAATAGAAAGAGGCCCGTTTGCTGGAATAGATGTTGCATATGGTCGATTTCAAATGGCAGACAAGGATAATGATGATGGTACTTCAAAGGTCAGATTTGAGTATGATATTGTGACCATACCTCCGGAGTTTAAAAATAAGGAATTTTCAGACGAAGAGGGAGATGAATTTGAATCTCTTTTAGGAAAAATTTATATTCATGTTCTTAACAAAGAGTTAGAAAAACAAAAAGAAGAAAGTGAAGATGGAAAGACTCGAAAATATCATTTTGCGAAGCCTACTTTATAATGAAGAGTACGCAAGAAAAACACTCCCATTCTTTAAGGATGAATATTTTACTCAATTTTCAGATAAAGTTGTTTTTCAGGAAATAAGAAACTATTTCAACAAATATTCCAATCCGCCAACAAAAGAGGCGGTTATCATAGAATTGGGTGAACGTAATGATCTTACAGATGAAAATTTTCAATCAACAACAGAACTATTAATAGAAGCAGAAATTGCTCACGAAAAGAACGAAAAAGAAGATTTGCCGTGGTTGTTGGAACGAAGTGAAAAGTTCTGTCAAAACAAGGCTCTCTATAACGCAATAACAGATTCGATTGGGATTTTTGACGAAACCAAAGAATCAGATTATAGTAAAGAAGCAATCCCCACTATCTTGTCTGATGCTCTTGCCGTTAGTTTCGATCGAAATATTGGACATGATTTTTTGGAAAACGCAGAAGAACGTTTCGAGTTTTATAGAAAAAAAGAAGAGAAGATGCCTTTTGATTTGGAGTACTTCAACAAAATCACAAGTGGAGGATTGCCGAGGAAATCTCTTAGCATCTGCCTAGCAGGCACAGGAGCTGGAAAATCTTTATTCATGTGTCATGTTGCGGCAAATTGTCTCACCGAAAACCGAAACGTGTTGTACATCACATTAGAAATGGCAGAGGAACGAATTGCGGAACGTATAGATGCAAACCTGTTAAACGTGACTATGGGCGGATTGAAAGATATTTCCAAAGAACACTATAACAAAAAAATAGACAAACTTAAAAACAAAACCAGTGGGAGATTAATCATTAAAGAATACCCTACCGCATCCGCATCTGTTTCTAATTTTAAAGTGTTGTTGAACGAACTCAAAATCAAAAAGGGGTTCGTACCAGACATATTGTTTATCGATTATCTAAACATCTGCACTTCTTCACGTTACAAGAACAACATTTCCGCTGGTTCATATTTTGTCGTTAAGGCAATTGCAGAGGAGGTGAGAGGGTTGGCAGTTGAGTGGAACATTCCCGTCGTGACCGCAACGCAGACGAATCGAGCAGGATTTCTCTCCACTGACATCGACCTAAGTGACACCAGTGAAAGTTTTGGGATCACGGCTGCGGCAGACTTCATGTTCGCTTTAATTTCAACAGAAGAGCTGGAAGAACACAATCAAATCAAGGTGAAACAACTCAAAAATCGTTATAATGATCCTGTTAAGAACAGAAACTTTGTGATTGGAATTGATCGTGCTAAAATGAGACTTTATGACGTAGAGGAAGAGGCACAGGCAGAATTGAACACTGAACCGAAAGAAGGTAATGTCAGAAAGAAGACAACTGGAACGATGAGTTGGGATAGTTTCAAGGAAGAAAAGAAAAAAGTTGGTCTTGGTAAAATAGTCGTCTAACTTTGTTTGGTTATAAATATATAAAGAAAAGAAATATAAATAAAGATAGAACAA